GCCGCGCAGCATAGTGGCAGATGTGTCAAACATCATAATTTCATCGTCCATTTCCCTGCGAAAACGCTCAAACGCTTCGTCACTCGAAAACGCTTCCTTCAAAGTTCTCAGGCGGTCCCCCTTGAACAATCTCTTTATTGTGGTTGGCTTATCGCCGCCCTCCTTAATGAGATTTCTGATGGAATACGCCACACCGCGAACCAGTGCGTCTTTTTCGGCGGTTCCCATCTTCGTCACATCATGCAGGGCAAAGCCGATCTTGGTTTCATCGACCATACGAAATAACTCATACCCCTTGTTCATGGCGGACTTGATCTGTGCGGGTTCGGCAAACGTCAGTCGCGCCGTCTTATAGGCACCGCTTGGGTCCACGACATCACTATCAAGAATGTCTAATAGCTGGTTTTTCCTTTTCAGGATCTGCCCTGATATCTTTGTTGGAAGTCCGGTTTTTTTGTTCAGACTTTTTTCATAGAATCTATCCAGACCCTGTTTGACAAGATCCCAAGTTCTTGGATCAGTTGCTTTGTTTAAATCAAACTTTTCGCCCAGTTCTACAAAAAATTTAGCTTCTTTTGCCGCTTTTTTAATTAGTGAATCTTTTGCAAATTCACCTAACCATAACTGGACTTGCATCCCGCTAACGTCCATGCCCTCAAATGCCGACCTGTATGCAGGATCGGACAACCCTTTCTGGGCCTTGCTGATGTCAATAATTTCGTCAGCCATGGACTGCCCCAATGGCTTTTTGCTATTCAGCCCACGTCTGACACTTTCCATAAGCCGTTTGTGTAAACGGCTCTCCCTGTCCTTCATGGCTTTTCGCACCACAGGCATCGCTCTACTTGGCAAATTGGCTGGCCTGAGTTGTGCTTCGCAGATTTTCTCCCAAGTCACCCAGAACAACATCCCCTTGGCGTGATCCAGTGACCTGTCCCGCTCTTTGCAAGATAGCCTCTGGCCCTTCATCAAGCGCAGCGGCATCCTGAATAACTTTTTTGGCTGCTTGCTCATCGGCACTGGTTCCAAGCGCTCTGGCCAGACCACGTTTCATTGCAGGGCCAAGCGCTTCAACACCGCCTCGCATCAGAGTTCCGCCAGCGGCTCCTCCTACTGAACCGCCTATACCTGACTGAACACGATTGGCGAGAGTATCCTCACCCTTTCCAACGCCTGTAATTCCACCTTCAGCGGCACCATGCAGTGCGGCCTTTCCAAGTCTCCCCAACGTGGTCGCAGCTCGTGCCTGACCTAGCCCAGGGATGAGCATTGTCGGGGCGGCACCTGCCACCTCCAGACCTAATGCTTTTGCGGGAAATGCCTGTTCGTATTGTTCAATATCTGCCCGCTCTTCAGCAACGGCCTTGTCATAATCCTCACCACCTAATGCTCTAATACCAGCGGTGATTTCATCTCCGAACCCGAAGGTTACTCCCTGCCCCATTAATCTGAAGACGTTGGCCCAAGATGCAATATGGTCATCAATATCGGATAGCTTGGCTGGGCTACGATCAAGTTTCATCTCTTCGATAATTTGATCATCTGTCCTTTTTAATTTTCGAAGGCGGGTAACTTCTTTTGCCCATTTCGCCATCTTGTCGGCTGGAAAAGTTCTGGCCATTATCTAAACGCTCCTTCTTCTGAGAGCCTCGATTTTTTAAGCAAATCCTGTGAGAACTTGGGTAATTTATGACGTGGTGAGATTATTCGGTCTGGATTAAGGGCATAATATTCTGCCTGATCCTTGTAGAACGTTTCTATGTTACTCGCACTTCGTTCTGCCATTTGGCCTAAACTCAGAACCAATTTACGCATATCTCTTGCTAAGTCTTTTCCCAGAACACGGGCCTCGGTAACTTGCTCCAACTTCAGCCTGATTTTCTGGGCGTGGGACATTATTTCCCTGCCCAGTTGAACTTCACCCTCTCTAACGGTACTCGCAGGATCAAGAGCCGTAATGGTAATATAAAGTGTAACCAGATCATCTACGCCTGATGTGCTTCCTGTGCCTTCATTTGCGTTAAGCATCCGAAGGGCCTGTTGAGCCGCCCTGATAATCTTGGACGTATTCTTGGTCTTGTCGCCAAATTCTTTTCTGAACTGGGTGGTTCTATCGAACTTTTTATTAACAATGCCAGTAAAGGTGCTGCTCACAATCTTAGGATCTCTTGTGGCAAGTGCTGTTCTCATTTGCCCCAATTCTTGCTGCATGAAGTCTGTGCCTAGCACGCTTTTCAGTCGGGCCTTGATCGCCTCATCGTCACCCCCGCCTTCAAAAATACTCATCATATTTTGAACTTGTTGGTTCTCACTCTCTTGCTTAATTAAAGCGGGTAATGCTTGTGGGATAGCTCCAGCGGGGCCATATCTCGCTACCATTTGTTTTTTAAGTGCCAAAGCCGCTTGTTCTTTCTGGGCCTTGCCGTAATCAGCCGCAAATGCCTGAAGTGCTGGACCAACCACGGCCCCTGTTTGGATAGGCATGGCCGAAGGACCGCCAGCTTTGGCAAATTGACCCGCTGCGCCTAACAGACCCGCACCTAGTGCTTGTTGGTTACCTAAAAGACCGCCACTTCCAGCTAGTATTGGTTGCATCTGGGGCTGCGCGAATTGGCGAACTAGGATTCTAGGGGCGTTAGAAATTCGAGGTCCAATAGTCTGAGTAAGTTTTTGAGGAGCCGAAGATTTAACGACCTTCGGCATAGGACGTTGAGGGATAAACCCCATATTTTGAAGAGGTGGCAACCCTTGGTTAACTGACCTTGGTACTATTTGAATACCAGCCCCAGCTGGATTTACCCAAGCCATTAAAGTAGCCCCCCAAGTGCGCCTAAGCCGCCCAACGCCCAAGTTCCGAAGTCACCCATGTTGCCGCCTAACCGACCAGCTGCTCCAAGACCTCCTAAGCCACCACTGATAAAACTGGCCGCTGGATTGGTAAAGAAAGGCTGAGTTTGGGTGCCAGTCGAACCATAGCCGCCCCCGACCATCCCAAGATAATTAGCTAATTTATTAAACGGTTTTTCCTGGGCAAAATTAAAGCGATCAATATCCGCACTCAGTTCAGCTTGGCGTTGTTGATCAATAAGGCTTCCAGCCCTGGCTAGTTGGGCAATATCACTGTAGTCGGCCTGTGCGATTGGGTCCGCCATACCAATGGCGTCGTGCATCATGCCACGTTCTCTTCCGTAGTCGGTGTAAGCGATATTGCTGGAAAGGTTAGCGAGTGTATTCGCCAGATTATATGTCGCGTCATCATGCATGGAGCGATATGCGTCTGAGCCATAACGCCCTGCCCTTTCGAAGGCGCTGTCAATGCCAGGGCGGGTTACTCTTTCATAATTTCTCGTTACCCCTTCTGAGGCGGCATCAATCATATCCTGTAAATAAGGGTTAGCTCCCAAAAATCCGCCAGTAAGGGTCTGATTAACAAGTTGCTGCGCGTTGGGAATGAGATCGCTACCAGTCAGCGCTCTTGCTTCCTGTAGATTTAGTGCCGTCTGAGTCGTCGGACTAAGAGGTGCAACCGTTGAATCGGGATAGTATTCAGGCGCCGGTGACTCGTATAAACTCTGCGCCTCGCCGAATATATTCTTCAGGTGCGGTTGCTGTTCCGACCAAGGTTCCTGCACATTTTGCGTCACAACCGTTCCAGCTGGTCGCTGTGAACTTCCGCCTAAACTAGCCATTTTTTTCTTGCTCCTTCATCCAATCTTCAATTCCTTCACCGTGTTCCTGGTGGTAAAAGTTGTTGACGTCCTTAGCCACTTGCGCGGCATGTTCCTGCCCACCAATTAAAAGCGCGACGACGTGTATGATTTGCTCCAGGGCTTCTCGATAAACGAAGCCGTATTCGTTTTGCCATTCGTTCGAAGCGTTCCAGAGGTGCATCGAACTCGACATCACTGGCAGTAACCATTTGCCGTGATTCAAATAAAAGGGGTTGGTTGGTAGTGAGACTAAACTCAGGTGAAGAAGTCTTGTGATCTTCTCCGAACCTTCTGCGTCACCGTCCGCGTAATCATCCGCGATCTGGGATATTTCTGCCAATGTCTGCAGCAAGACGACCGCATCTTTATCGCCCAAACACCAGCCAAAAAGTTTTTCTGCTTCTTCCTCAACCGAGAATGACATACTTGAATATCCGATCGGCCTGAGAATTACTGGCGTGACTAATCGTGAAAGTCTGTTTTCCTACTGTCCCGATATAAGTTGTCGCCAAAGCCCCAGAACTGTTAGCCGTAGTGGGCATGATTAAAATTATACTATCCGCCCCTACTCTGGCGTCTGTTACGACGGTAGAGGTTGCCGAGGTTGCCAATGTGGCCGAACCAGTTGCGTTGATCTTGCCGTCGCGCAATGAGTTAACGCCGTTGGCCAAAAGCCTTCGGTGTTCTACCTCATCGGCCCAAGTCACTGGGATTGGAAGAAAGCCCTGGGCCATTATCTAAAGCCCCGCCCTCTCCACGTCACATCAACGCCTTGAGCATGATCGAAGCCGCCAGTGATATTAACCCTCACTTTGTGATAGCGATGATTCTCCCGAACTGGCGCATTGCCTGTTGTATTCAGTGACACAGCACTTCCGAATGAGGCCGTCGCCGTCCCTATACTTCGACCCGCCATCTGAACAGTTGTTGTTGCGGATGATCCTTCAAAGATGGGGCGTACCAAGTTTATAGATGATCTGCGCCCTGCTATGGGTTGAAACTCTGTTGTTTCAATTTTTGCAGCCAATCCTGTTCCTGTGAAGTAAGCCAGATTGTTAGAGGTATTGAAGGCCGTCAGAATTACTGAACCGCCACTCCAAGCGCGGCTATCCAAAGAAAATGCCAAGGAATCTAAATCTGTTGATACCTCATCCAAGGTATCCAAAGTTTTACCAGTGGACAGTGATCTTGCGATCATCTCATGCTGAAACTCTGCCGTGGACCACTTATTATTGGCCCAGTCATATATTATCAGCTTGTTAGGGGTTCCGCTTGAGTGACCTGATCCAGGGTATGACAAAATATATAAATGGTTGATCGGGTCTATTGCACTCGTAACTCTTGATGCATAGGCAATATCGAAATCATCTTCAAAAAACCTGTCAATCTTGTTAGCGCCAATTGGGGTTACTTTCGATCCATCTTCCAGAACGTAAAAACCGTCGTCAGAGTAGAAGAAGACCGTTCGACCTAGTGCAGCAACCGAACCGCTTACAGGAGTACCCCTAGTTTGGCTTATTTCCGAAGCGGAAAATATCAAAGGTGTGCCCACGTAGTCTAGGCGAAATATGCTCCGTTCCAGCATGACGATGCCGTACTCACCGCCGACCAGTGCCATAACAGCACCGCCGTTACCCACAAAATCCTGAAAATCAGACTGTGTTGTTTGAGAAGCGGCCCATGTCTCGGCATTATCTATGCCCGACCATCTCGTTCTATTCTGGTAACCAGTACCTGATTCAACCAAATTTCCCAGCATCACAAAGCCACGAACCACTGCGATATGTCTGGCTTTCGGCGGACTACCGCCCAGGTCTTCCCATTCGGTACTGGTTCCCAGTGTAAACTTTTGCGGGGCATCGGAATAATTTGTGGCTATCATTGTGTTTCCGAACTGCCCGAACGCCCAGACCGCGTCTTCGGCTGTTGAGAAACCACTATCAGTTGCTGTAAATGC